ACCAGATCAGAATCAAGTTCCATATTTGTATCGCGATCATCTTGAATCAACACCAAATCCATATGCCTTCTCTGTTCCGCGTAAGCAAGTATCTGCTATGGGTATAGGACAGTCATGAGCTTATCTATAGCCTTAGCCAATGGATTACCAAAAGATGAAATCCGTGCGTTGCTGTTATCAGAAATGCAACGACGCATGGAAGCGCGGAAGACTCGCTGGACAGCACTCGACGGTCCACAGAAAGAGTTTGTTAATAGTGAGCATCCTCATATACTGTTTGGCGGAGCGCGAGGAGGTTCTAAAAGTGTTGGAATGCTTTTAGCGTTTCGTAAGCATGCAGAGAAGTATGGGAAGGAAGCACAGGGCCTTCTGTTCCGTCGGTCATTTCCAGAAACGGGCGAGCTTATCAAGCTAGGCCAGTATGTCTTCGTGCAGGAAGGTTGGGAATGGAAGGTCGGTGAGAGAAAATGGGTCTCGCCCAGCGGGGCTGTGCTACAGCTTAAACATCTTGATGAAGACTCTGATGCTATGAAGTTGCAGGGGTTTTCTGTAACCTTCCTAGGCTTTGACGAACTTGGTAACTGGCCATCGCCAGAACCTATCGATATGCTTGGGGCTACCATGCGTTCTGCTGCCGGCGTACCGGTTCTATTCAGAGCTTCCGCTAACCCAGGCGGGCCAGGACACAACTGGGTTAAAGAAAGATATATTGACAACGAAGGCGGTGAATCAATATTCATTCCGTCTAAGATACAAGACAACACTCCTCTGATGGAGAACGACCCGGGTTACATTGACCGGATCAAAAAGAGTGGACCAGAATGGCTCGTAAGAGCATGGTTAGATGGTGATTGGAACATAGCACCGGGTGCTTTCTTCGAAGGCGTATGGGATCCAAAGATACATGTAGTAGAGCCTTTTGACATACCATTAGAATGGAAACGGTGGAAAGCGTACGACCATGGATACAAATCTCCAGCTGGATGCGTCTGGTTTACACAAGACTATGATGGTATAATCTATATATACAAAGAACGTTATTGGAGTTCTAAACCCAACAAGGGTGATGAGTCGCCCATTGAAGAGATAGCAAGGGAGATACTAAGTGTTGAAAGCACAGAGAGGAAAAATGGTGTTAAGTTTAAAAGTAATGTGGCGGATTCTTCGATCTTCATGCGTGACGGTCGCAGTAAAAGTGTTGCAGACGTATTTGCTGATTATGGTGTTGTGTGGGAGCCTAGTTCGAAAGGTCCAGGATCTAGGATCCAGGGTTTACAGGAAATTGTTGATCGCTTGGCTAACGAGAACCTAAAGGTTTTCAATACGTGCAAGCACTGGTTGCGAACCGTTCCATCACTACCTGCAGACCCTAAAAGGGTAGAAGATATTGACACAAGTGCGGAAGATCATTTATTCGATGCTACGCGATATGGTCTTATGATACGTAGAGCTAGAACGGTAAAACCGAAAAAGAAAGATGTAGTACCAGCAAAGTTTACAATAGCTTGGTTAGATCAGTTAGATAAATTATATAAAGAGGATGAAGAATGGCAGATTTAGATCTTCAGTTACCGCCTGGCTCTGGGATGTATCCTAATATTCCTACTGATTCAAAGGGGTTGATTCGAAAATTCCAGAAAAATGTAGAGTTATCGTATACTAAGTGGAAGGGATATTACAAACAAATTGACTTCGCAAGGAAATATGCGTTGGGTCGTTTAAATAGTCGCTCTAATATTATGACATCATCTCAAGCTGTTCAAGAGGGTGGCAGACTTATTAAAGGTAATTTAATTCACGCAACACTGCAAGGGTTACTTCCTCATATCTATGCTCAGAATCCTGAGATAAAAATTAGACCTATGAAGGTAGTGGAACCTGAGGGTTATGATTACAGACCATATGATTTATTTGCACAAACTGCTGAGTTGGTTTTAAATAACTGTTTAGAGAAAGCTCAACTAAAGAGAATCGCTAAACAAATATTACGCTCTTGCATGACTAGTAAGATCGGCATTGTAAAGGTTACCTACCAACGTGACTATTATACGGATCCATTAATTAGTCGGCAATTAAAAGATGCACAAAGTAGTTTAGCTAGGATGCAGGATGATATCATTAGATTGCAATCTGAAGATAATTACAGTGGTGACAAAGATGAATTAGTAGAAGAGATAACCAATATTATTGGTGGTCTAGAAGCTGAAGTCGATGTAATGCAGCGTGAGGGTTTGAATCTAGGTTATGTTAGACCTGAAGATTTCCGTATGGATACTTCATTAGATTCTTTGCAGGATTACGAATCTGCTCAGTGGATGGCTAACGTTACTTGGATGACGCCTAACGATGCTATGGATCGCTTTCAGTTGACTAAGAAAGAAATTGGTGATTTTATTATTTACAAAAGAACGGCAGCCGGCATACAAAATAGATTGACCAAAGAAGATGCCACATACTCTGCCGACACTGATAACGATGTTAATTTAGCTTTAGCCGTTTGGGAGTATTGGGATAAAACCACACAGACGGTATATACTTGGATTGAGGGTGGATCACGGTGGATAAAAGAACCCTTACATCCAGGTAAGTTAGGTTCTGATTTTTTCCCATATTTTATTCTTGGTTTGAATTGGATAGATGGACAGGAATGGCCTATCTCAGAAACAGAATTACTGATGGCATTGCAAGACGAATATAACACCATACGAACACAGCAATCCAAACATAGAGAACTATCTGCTCCTTTCTTCGTTGCAGATGCTTCTCGCGTAAACTATGAAGATATAGAAGTTTTTAGTAATGCCAGAATGGGTGAAATAGCTTTGATAAATGCTGGTGGGCAAGGTGTTAGTCAGGTATTTCAACCTGCTGTTCCCCCACCAATGAATCCAATGGTTTACGACACTAGTCCTATTCGTTCAGATATGGAGTGGATCAGTGGTCTTGGTGATGCTCAACGTGGTGGGGTTATGAGATCTAAGACAGCTACAGAGGCTAACATACAACAAGAAGGTTTGGCTACTAGGATCCACGAGAAAGTTGATCAAGTTGAAGGTTGGTTGCACAAAGTTGCTAAGTATAGTTTGGAAGTATTGATACAAGAGATGTCTCCTGAAATGGTTTTTGAGGTTGCAGGGCCTAGAGCATTTTGGCCAGTAATGGAGATGGGTAAGGAGAAGATGTACAATAACATTAATTGTGTTATAAAAGCTGGTAGCACTGGCATGCCTGATGAGAATGTAGAACGCATGCGTTGGGTAGAGGTTATGCCGATTATTATGCAAAACCTGCAGATGATTCAATCAATGAGACAGACCGGCATTCCAGATCAATTCAATCCTTATATTCAATTACTAGAAGAGACATTGAAACGCTTTGATGAGCGTATTGAAATTGGTAAATTCTTACCGCCGTTACCAGAAGCTGTTCAGCAATGGTTAATGCAGACGGCAGGAATGCAAGAAATGATGGGTGATCCAACAGGTGTTGGCGCTAAGATAAAATCGCAAGTTATGACACCACCACAAGAACTGAACGAAGTAGAAAACGCGCCAGGCAACAGAGTTGCTCAACGCACTCGTAATGAGTATCGAGAACCCCAGGGAGAAATTTAAATGGCAGAAGAACAGAAAGAGGTGACTCATGCAGAACAGTGGGATAGCACTTATGAAGTAATGCAAAATGCATTGACTGAGATGCATGAATCAGACCCACCTGAAGTAGAAGCTAAAGAGGAGGTTGTGACCGATGAACCAACAGAATCTATCCAACCAGAGCAATCAGCGACCGATACTGACACTCCCACCTACAAAGAAGCTGAGGCAGCACAAGAAGAATCCGGCAGTAGAGAGGTTGGCGCAGAAGCATCTGAAACAACAGAAGAAACAGTTCAACCAAGCGAGGAGCGCAAAGCGCGAACAGATTTAACGGAAGAAGATGCTGAGGTTTATGGTAATCTAAAACCTAAAGCTCAAGATAGATTCGAGCACTGGATTAATCGCGCCAAAGAACTAGAAGATATAAACAATAACCTTGAACAATCTAAACAGTTACATCAGTATATACATGAAAGCACGACGAATCCCGAGCAATTACAGTGGGCTGCCGAGTTGTTTAGAAGTCTAAATTCTGGAGATTACAATTCAGCTCAAAGCGCCTTAAAATCTTTAGATCAGTTTGCGGACAAAATTGGTGAGGCTCTTGGTGTAAATAAGACTAACAACGAATCAGCTTCATACTCTGATTTTGAGGACTTAAATGCTGCGGTAGATAATCTAGAGTTAAGCGAAGATTGGGCTAATCGTTTGGCTGCTGAGCGTATTGGTGAGCATTCTCAACATCAAGCGCAAGAAATGTTTGCTCAGGCTAATTCTCAACAACATCAATACCAACAACAGATGTCGACATTAAAAGACCAGGCGTACCATGATATAGAGCAGTGGGAAAAGAATATATCTTCTTCTGATGCTGACTACGCGGCCAAAAAAGATATTATGCTAGATGTAGGAAGAGAACTAGCAGCATCTAATATCTCACCGGATAACTGGTTACCATCTCTTCAACAACAGTATAATATTCTTTCGCGTGGAATGAGTGCCGCTACCACGAATGGAAATGCTAGCAAAAGGTCTGGGCCACTAGCACCCAGTAGAACAAGCGGCGGAGCAATACCTCCAAAGGACCTCGATACTGCTGAAGTAACTCCAGAGTTTCTAAAAGCGCATCTTGAGGCTATGAGGGAACAATAACAGGAAAGATGATAGTTGGGTTCATCGCCAATAGCACGTATAGACTCTCGTGTAGTCAACCTGTTCGGCGCACATTAGTGCAAAACTATTGACTAGGAATATTTATTATGACGGCAACAACTGTTAATGCTGGCGTACTAACTGCTGGTGATATAACCCAGTTAGGATACGTCTCTTTAGCGAATTTTCTGAAAAATAAACCTATTGATCAGATTTCTCAGCAGCGTCCACTGCTCAAAGCTCTTATGGCTAAAAAGAAGCCATGGGGTGGCGGTGTAGGTGGTTCTGGTGGGAAAATGATCGTCGAGCAAATTAGAGACAGTTACGGTGCTACTAAGTTTAAGTGGTTCGGTGACAGTGGTACTAATTTGTCCGACACGGTTTCTTATGCTAACAAGGATACTATCCGACAGGTTTATTACCCTTGGAACTCTGCCCATGATGGTTTTCAGTTCTCTGAAGACTTCTTGATTGGTAACGGAATTCTTATTAGTGATTCAGGAAGTACGCGAAACTCTAGTGATGCTAGCCTTGTGCAGCTAACTAACATCTTCAACGAAGCGATGGAAACCCTAAGGTTGGGTTTTGAAGAGAAGCTTGACGTTTCTCTACATTGTGACGGTTTTAACACCATTGGTGAAGCTCCCACTGCCTCAAGTACTATTAACGGCTTAGATTTTATCGTGCCGTTGCATGGTGCTTCTGGTACGTGTGGCGGGTTAAACCGAGCAACTGCTGTAAGTGCTTCTGGTGTTTATTACTGGCGCAACCAGTATGACAATGGTTTAGGTCTCAACACAGCGGGTGCTCCGGTGCCTTATGCTCATGCTAACTTATTGAAGGCTATGGGTAATATGTGGCGTCAATGCCAGAAAAATGGTGGTTCTCCGAACCTCATTCTTGCTGGTACTGATTTCATTGCTGGTTACGAGTTGGCAGCGAAAGCTTCTGGCGGGTTGTCGCGTTACGCGGTTCAACCTGGTTCAATGAGCTCTCCATGGCACTTGGATCCTTCAGTTGAAATCAAAGACGGCGGTACTTTTACGGGTCTATTCTTTCAAGGCGTTCCTATTTTCTGGGATCCGACTTTTGATGATGCGCAAGCCATTGATAGTGGTAAGAGCATGAATAGTGCTACGTATGATACGGCTTGGACCAAGCGTTGTTATTTTCTAAATACCAACCATTTGTCTCTTCGTCCTATCGAAGGTAATGATATGGTCGCACGGAAGCCTCCGCGTGAGCATACACGTTACGAATATTACTGGGGCTTGACATGGCGTGGCGCGCTGACTGCGAACCGCCTTAATTGTCACGGTGTTATTTCAGCGAGTGGTGCATAAGTTGTATGGATGGTGGGGCCTTCGGGCCCCATCTTCTACAAACATTAAGGGAGAGCGAATATGTATACTGTGAAAAAGCTAAGTGGTTCTGTTGAGAAGAATTCTTCTTCTAAATATGTTTTTGATGTGCCAGCACATGAAATACCAATGTTGATTACTAGATGGGGTCAAACGGAATTTGTACTCGGCGAGGTTATCCCTGACGATGTTTTCGTTATCGAGGATATGGATGTCGAGATGGAGAGGCTTGTAGATCACTACGGCACTAGCCTCCTAACAAGAACTTTTGGACCAGATTTTGGTAATGTAATATTAGAATCTGTGAAGAAGTTATCCAAAGAAGAGAGGAAAATAGATGGCAGTAAGAACATTACTGAGTCTAAGGACGGAACTAGGACAACGCCTAGGGTTTAGTTCTTCAGGTTCAGGTGCTATACTCCAACAGGGTATTTTAAACTCTGCTTTACGTAGCGGTCAAGAACAACTATTCTATGAGTATGGTGATGTATTATCGCATAGAGTAAACACAAGAGAACCTGGCGCCACGGTTGATGGTCAGGTTCTGTATAACTTCCCCGTTGATTGTGAACCACAGAAAGCCTTAACAGTTTCAATTCAAAGAGACTCTGGTAGTCCTTTTGTAGAGATGCAAATTGGAATTGGCGTTATTCAACATAATGCTGATCCTACTATAAACAATCAATTTCCTAGTCGGTGGGATATACTTAACGATAGTTTTTACTCTGGGGCTGTAAAGCCTAGGTTAGAGTTATGGCCGACACCAGATGCTGCTTACAATGTGAAAATAGAATACAATGCTGCATTGGGGCCGTTTGACGAAGATACAGACACGACAACTATTAATCCTCAGTTAATATTACTGCATGCTATAGTGGCTATGAAGGCTCACTATCAG